AAGAAGCTTTGGAGACGATGCTGCGTGAAATTGACTATACCAAAGATTATAAAGATAATCCGATATATAATGCTCGCGCGATAGATTCTATTATGAAGGAAGATGGCGGAGAAAATTCAACTTCAGTAATTATGTCTATGCTGAATAAAGTGATGTCGACCGTAAATAGAATTGAAGCGAACGACAAACAAAAGCAAAGAGAATACAATGAAATTCCGGTAACAAAAAATATGGGCGGGTTATCTCGGGGAGTAGATTCAATGGATCCATTAAATCTGTTCACCACTGGAATTGACCTATCAGATCCACAATATAAATATCTTGTAGGCGAGCTAACCAAAAACACATTATAATAATAAAAAGAAGATCAGGGAGACCTGGTCTTTTTTTATACAAAAAATTCTGAAGAAAGGAGGAAGAACCAGCATGAAACACGAGACAAAGCGGCTGTCTTTTAAGATGGACGAGTACGACGAGGAAGAGGGTATCTTTTCCGGATATGGTGCCGTATTCGATAACATTGACAGCGGCGGGGACATCATCGAGCCTGGAGCGTTTGCAAAAGCGCTGGCGGGTGGATGGGAGAGAGTCAAGATTCTGGCATTGCATAACGACTGCTGGCTGCCGATCGGAAAGCCGATCGAGCTCCGGGAGGATGAAAAGGGATTATTCCTGAAGGCGAAGATCTCCGACACATCGATGGGAAAAGATATCAAGACCCTCTTAAAGGACGGTGTTCTGAACGAGTTGTCCATCGGCTATGAGCCGGTAGTCTTTGAATATGACGAGACCGGGATCCGGCATCTGAAGGAAGTGACCCTGTGGGAAGTGTCTGTTGTGACCTGGGCCATGAACCCCGAGGCGGTCATCACCGACTACAAGTCAGCAACGGAAGAAATCCGGAAGGAGCTGAAGGAAGGACGCAAGATCAGTGATTCAAGACTTAAGTCCCTGAAAGAGGTCAGCCGCTCCATGAAGGAGTCAGCCCGCATGATCGATTCTGTGATCAGCGAGGCATCCGGTAAAAAGGGAATGCCGATTTCTCGGAGAAAACCTCCCAGAAGCAGAAAAGCAGGCAACATTGAAATTATTTTTTAAGGAGGATGCGAATTGAGCAAATACAGATTAAATCGTAAGGCAGCAAGAGGAAGAAAGTCCATGAAGATGGGCGCTGGAGATCTCCAGGAGATGATCAAGGATGCGGTAAAGGCAGCCCTCGCAGAGGAAAAAGAGGGAGACGATCCGGACGAGGATAAGGACGATGATGACATAGCGGATATCGTAAGTGATGCCATCGATTCCATCAATGAGAAACGCAAGTCCGCAAAAGAGGATGAGATCGGAGAGGACGCGGCCGCAGAGATCGTCGAGGCAATCGTTGATGCCGCTGACGGTACGAAGGGCGATGAGGTGGACCTTGAGACTGTGATCCAGGACGCCATTGACGACGTAAACGAAAAGCGTAAGTCCCGCAAAGAGGACGAGCTGGGCGACGGCTTTGCCGATGAGTTACTGGACGCTGTGGCTGAGGTCATGAGCGACGACGAGCCGGAGAATGACGAGGAAAAGGGGATGAAGGGGACTACTCCCACTCGCCAGAAGAAATCCGCGGGAACTCTCCAGAAACGCCGTGAACCGACAAGAAAATACAGCAACATTTATATGAGCAGGAAAGGAGAACCGGGAGGCGTGCAGCAGAAAAAGATTCCGGCGCATATCCAGGTGGCACGTGCCATCAAGTGCTTAGATGTCCACGGTAAGGGAGATCCGGAGCGTGCCGCATACATGGCAAGAAAGATGTATGGAGATAAGGAGATGGAGCGCGAGTTCAAAGCGATGACAGCGACCAGCTCTGTAGGCGGAGGTTTCCTGATTCCGGAGGTTTACTCCGAGCAGATCATCGAGCTTCTTTACCCGAAGACCGTTATCGTGGAGTTAGGGGCACAGCAGATCCCGTTAACAAACGGCAACTTAAACCTTCCGCGTATGACAGCGGGAACCCGTGCAACATGGGGCGGTGAAGGTCGTAAGATCACGGCAGCTTCCCCGAAGTACGGCAACATCCGTATGTCTGCAAAGAGATTGGAAGCTATCGTGCCACAGTCCAGAGAGCTTCTGTTAATGTCTAACTTCTCTTCTGATGCGATGTTCGCAAACGACCTGTTCCGCCGCATGCAGTTAGGTCTTGACTATGGTGGATTATACGGCACAGGCAGCGAGTTCCAGCCGACTGGCATTGCAAATAACAAAGAGGTTGAGAACATTGATGCGACAAAGTTAGACACTGCTGAGCTTGCAGATACGAACGGAAAGATCACCGCAGACTTCCCGGTTTACGTATCCTCCAAGGCATTAGGAAAGAACATCGATGACCTTCATGCCGGATGGGCGATGAACAGCCAGCTGGAGGGTGTGTTCAAGAACATGAAGACCCAGACCGGAGCATACATCTACCGCGATGAGATGATGGAAGGAAAATTAGCTGGTATGCCGTATAAGGTGAGCAACCAGATTCCGATCGATAAGAACGGAAAGACAGATCTGTTCTTTGGAAACTGGTCTGATCTTCTGATTGGCGATCAGATGGGACTTGAGACTTACACAACCCTTGATGGTACATGGACTGATGAGCAGGGCATCCAGCACAATGCGTTTGAGGAGAACCTTTCTGCGACCCGTGCAATTATGTTTGATGACATTGCTGTACGTCACGCAGAGAGCTTCCTGTACTGCAAGAACATTAAAGTATTTTAAGGAGGACAAGCATGAGAAGAGCATTATTTGATACTGTGTCTGTTGTGATTGGATCCGGAAAAGTTGTAGACCGCGAGGGATTCCTCTCCGCGGTTTATGCTGCATCTATCGGATCCATCACCGGATCCCCGACGGCCGCAAAGCTGACCGTTAAGGTAGAGCATTGCGATACAAAAGACGGAACTTTTGAAGTGGTTCCGGATTCCAAGCTGGATCCAGACACTACAACCAGCGATGGCATCCTGAAGGAGATATCCGTGACATCCGGAGAAGAGATCAAGATGAATCTGGACCTTTTAGGCTGCAAGCGTTATATCAAGATCACACCGACAATCAGCTTTACCGGCGGAACAAGCCCGGCGGCATCCGGAGCAGCGTATGCGCTTGTCCTGGGTGATCCGGCGCTGGCTCCGGTTTAGGAGGGCGCAGGCATGGATCGGAAAAAGCGCGAAAACAAGATGACTGCTCCCCGGAGCAATAAGGCGGAGACTCCAACCTCTGCCTTAAAGAAAGGTGATGCGTATGGAGAGAAAAAGCCTGCTTGCAGATAATGCGATGACAACGCTGGAGACCATGCTGGACTTCCTGGGAATAACCGAGACAGACGATTCCACCAAGAATAATATCGAGCGGCTGATCAATGCAGCATCGAGTTATATCGAGACCATGACGAATCGCAAATTTGCGCTCAGGGAGTACACAGAAACGCATTTCCCGACCGGATATCAGGAACTGTGTCTGAAACAGTACCCGATCCGGGAGGTGATGTCTGTAGAGGACACAAGATATCATCAGGAACTGGATCCGGACTCATACTCCTTTGCGGACACAGGGGATATAGGAGTCCTTTTCAGCGATGCTGGCTGGGAGCTGCGGGGATACCGAAGCGGACTGGCGAATGATCTGACGAAGCTCAACAGATGCCTGAAGGTGAAATACCGGGCAGGATATATTCTTCCGAAAGACGCCACAGAAGAACATCCGGCGGATCTTCCGTATGATCTGCAGTATATTGTGTGGCAGATGGTACAGCAGCAGTGGAATCTTGCCAACAACGGGGCGAACGGGCTGGCTGCCTTCAGTATTTCTGATGTCAGCTGGACCTTTGACCATGCGCTCAGTGAGCAGGTGCAGGCAGTAATCAATCAGTATATGAGGTGGACCTGATGATAGTAAACGATACCATAACGCCGGAACTGGAACGGATCAAGGCAGAATTTGAAAAGCTAAAAGAAATGAAACTGCATATCGGAATCCAGGGAGGCAATGGGTTCGGGGCTGGCGGCGAGGGCCGCGAAGGAGCACCTGCAGACATTCTGACGATCGCTAATGTCCACGAGTTTGGCGCGACGATCCATGCGAAGAACGTCAAAAATCTCGCGATTCCAATTGCGAAGAAGGCAGTAGGAAAGAGTCCTCTGGATTTCCCAGGACTCTTTTTCCTACGTTCCGAAAACGGGTATCTGTTCGGGTGTATCAGTCCGAACAGGAAGGGGAAGGAGCCGAAAATGAAGAGTTCCCCTTCCGATACGACGCCGAAGGATAGGAAGCCGGGAAATAAAAAGATCCCGACAAAAAAGGATGACATTGAGTTTCTATTTATCCTGATGGAATCTGTGAATATTCCGGAGAGAAGCTTCATCCGCGCGGGATATGACAGCAATGAGCAGGCAATCGAAGATATTGTTTCCACGATGATCAGCCATGTTGTATTTGACGGATGGGACGCGGAGAGTGTCATGGACCATATCGGGATGAAAATTGTAGGGCTGATCCAGGAATACATGAACCAGCCGTTCAATTTTAAAAACAAGGGAAATATTACAAAAGCCACATCGAACTGGCCGGATAACCCGCTGATCGAGACCGGAAGACTAAGGAATTCCGTCACATACCGGATAGAGAAAGGATGATGTATCGCATGAGCAGTTTTGCGTATGCCAAACCAATGATCCCGAATGGACTGCTCCATGAGATGTTTGAAATCAAATCAGGAGCGGCGTTTCAACAGGATAATGGTGGACAGTACATACCGGGAAAAGAAACCAGAATCTCATTCCGTGGGGTGATCCTGCCGGTGAATGATAAGGACCTGATTCGTGACGCGGCGGGAACCTATATGCACTGTACAGAGAAAATCTACACAAACGGACATGCACTTCAGATTGGCGCCCGCGTGATGGATCAGGATGGGACCGTATACACGATCACCCAGGAGCTGGGGCATAATTCCATCCATCCGATGAAGCGTTATCTGATCGAGAGGAAGGGAGATGCGGCGAAACGATGAACTTTTTAGAAATCCGAAACCGGATCATTCAGTGCTTAAGCGAATACCTTCAGTGTCCGATCATGCTGAATAACCAGCAGAATCCGGAAGCGGAATACCCGTATCTCTTTTACAGCGCGGCTCCATACATGCCGGAAGGCGGGCAGGGAGATTATCAGTTGGAGAAGCTGGACGATGGATATCTGGAGAAGCGGACAGGGGAAGCCAGCTGCACCTTTTCCTTTACATGCTGCAGCACCGATCGGGAGGTCGGTAACGAGTATGTTCTGGGAGAGGATGAAGCTTTTCGTTTTGCGGACAAGGCGGCCGGGTGGTTCCTCCATGCCGGTTACGATACGATCGCAGGCATGGGAATAACCGTTGATGATGTGTCAGCTGTTCAGGACCGATCCACGCTGATGGTCGATGAAGAGGCGAGGCGGTACGGCTTTGACGTCCGGATCCGGGATGTCCGCACAGATACCCGGAAGATAGGAACCATTGATCATGTAGGTGCAAAGAAAGGA